CCATAAATTCACGACTCAAAGTTCTATCAACCTTGAATGAAACTACGTTACCACCCCATTCATAAGAATCAAATGTAGCACCAACTTTGATATACTTACCTTCTCCACCTCTTGACCATAAGTAAGCACCGTCAGTATGACGAGTAGACAAATAGTCACCAAGTACTCTTTGTACGATAGCCCACATTCTTTCATTAATAATAAATGAGAAGTGGTTACCTGTAGGCTTTTCAGCCTTTTCTACCATTGTAGAAATAATAGTGTGGAATGTATTGATTGTAACTTTGTTAGCTGCATATTTAGAAGCAAATCTTTCGATTTGTGGAATCATACCATCACCAATATAAATTGGACGACCAGTACCTCTATCAGAGATAGTAGCTTTACCATCTCTATCGATATTACCTTTAGCTAACAAGACCATATTTTCACGAGCATATAAGAAGTTTTCAATCAAATTCTTCTTCATAGGTTCGAGTTTATAAATCTTTTCAGTTAAACAACCTTGATTTTCTCCCTTACCAATCTTGATGAATGTATCTTCCATCAAAGCATATTTAGAAGAATAACTATCATCAACACGGACAGTAGTCATATAGTTACGCATCTTTTCAACATTTGATTGATACTTTACAAACAATTTTGTTAATCATTAGGTTTCCCTAATGTTCAGACTATTTCTTAATCTAAATATTTAAAACGAAATCCCAAACAGTGCTCTCTTTCTCCTTTTAATACTCTTTGTGCATTTTTATAACCAGCTTTTCTACAATCTGTTAAAGTCTCAAATACTTCTAGCAAATTCCAATCATCGTCATATTTGCCGACTTTAGGACCTACATATGGAGTAGCAATATCTTCTGGCTATTTCCTAACTTTTTTCTTTTTCATAAACGGAACTTTTTCATAAGACCATTGATAATTTTGATAAATGCCTCCAGTTTTTATAGCTCTAGTAATATGAGATCCATTAGCAGCATTTGGATTTATTGTTCTTGCTGCAATATTTATTCCTGAGAAACTTCTTATATAATTACCTTCTAGGTCATACATATGTACTTCTTTTTTAGGATTAGCTAATTCTGTTATCCTTCCACCTAAAGCTAAATTATATACATCGTCTCTTTTTATAAAATCTTCATTTACTAATTCTGCTTCCAAATTGTAAGCATCATTCTCATTGTCAAATTCCTTTATTGTAGTTCTAATAAAATTTTTAACACCATATTTTTTTACTGCAAACTAAAAAGGAGTCTTTGGGTGAGAATAAGTAGCAGGTCGATAAATACTTACACCATTACCAATGTAACCATCAAATTCATCTATTTCTGTTCCGTGAACACCTATGTAAATTTTATTATTTACTTTATTTACTGTTTGATATACTATATATTTCATATGTTTTAAATTTTAGATTTATTCCATTTCGGAGTTTATTTCTCCTACGTTCATCCGAACTAGTCGTTGAACCTTCTTTGGTACTTCTCTTTGAGCTTGTATTATCCAAAGCTTGGCTGCAGATTACCATTTTACAGGCTTCCTGCAATTAAGAATATGTTTTTAATTTTACACTATAATTAAGCTACTATTATAACTATTATAGCGGACACAGGCAATGTAAAGAGTTTACCAGTGTCATGTAATTCAGGTTTAGCATTACCAATGAAACGAGTAGTATCACCAACTTGACATCCATCTTTATCAAGAAGTGAAGAGTAATCATCGTCAATTAAACGTACCATTACAGACCACATATTGTCAGCCTTACGTACTGGACGAGATACTACGAAACATTGTTGACCAGTTTTTTCAATCTTAAAGATTTCGTGTAATTGATAATAGTTTTCTGGGAAAATCATTTCGATTTCAGAGCCATCTGCTCCATCTTCTACTGGAACTGCTGCAAAAGGAATTCTCTTAATATAATTAGTTTCAACTTCCCATTCGAAGTATGTACTATCAATATTTTGGAATCCATTAGCTTTCTTAGTATCACCATAGAAAATATTTCTTAATGATTCAGTTAAGAAAGTTGCAGTCAATTCAGGATATAATCTAGACACAACACCTAAACGGTGTGGTCTTTCGCCAAGAAACTTACTAAAATCTTCGTAAGTTCTAGTGTCCGACATAGTTGGACGGTTTGTTACAAAACTTGCTACTAGCATAAATATAAAATTTTTAAAAGTTAATAAATATTACCAGTCTTCATCATCCACGAAGAAGTTATCTTCGGTCTGAGGTTTAGGTTTGGTGTTAAAAACAAGTTTTGGTTTAGTACCTCCTTGAAGGTCTGCCTTTGCTTGTTCATAACCACGCTTATAATTATCCTACATCTATTTAGTGAGTTCTTCTATAATCTATTCTTCATTAAGCAACCAAAATGCAGCTTTTGTAAATAATGTCGGATCTTGTAAGGCACGACCAAATGCACTAGTGCCAGTATCATCAAGTTCTAACATAAATGCTGCTAACTCTTCTGAATCTTCATCAGAAAGTTCTAAATCTTGTCCTGCAAATGAATTAAGACCTCGGATCTCATTATTAATAGAAGTAGCAAATTGTCTATAAGCAGCCTCTTGTTGTGCAGCCAATTCATTAGCTTGCTATGCTTCTTCATCTTGTTGTAATCTGATATATTCTTTACGAAGTCCTTCAACGGTCTTCTTAAATAATGCCTCATTTTGTTTTGCATTATTTATAGCAGTTTCTAGCTCCTCATCAGTAATATTATCAGCTCCAACTTTTTCTAACAAGTCTAAAGCATATACATCTTCATCCGACAACTGATCAATCTTATAAGAAGGAACAGGTGCTTCTTGGGGAGTTTGCATAGCATTAAGGTAGTCATTTACTGACATACCACTATTTCTTATCGCATTAAGAAGTTCAATTTCATCATCAGCTAAATCAGGTTCTTCTTGTTCTTGTCCTGCAAGAATATTTAATTGTTCAGCTCTAGATAATGTATCCCAAGAACGTTCAATAATAGCTCCTGTTTCATCTTCAAATTTAATTTTTTCAGGATCAGTAATACCTTTAAGACGTAATACTTCACTTGTTAAATCATCTTCTGGTTCATTAGTAGGAGGTTCAGAGTTAATAGGTTCTTCACCATTTCCTGTATCTCCATTTTGAGGTTCAACGTATTCGCCAAACTCATCATAATCGTCAAAAATCGGTTCTTCAAATTCTGCCATAGTCATAATCATTTTTAGTTAATCATACAATTTATATTTATATATTTTTAATTTAAATAATATATTGATATTAATATTATTTATCTTAATAAATATTATAATTTCATAATAAATATTAAAGAGAAGTATTTCGGTTCTATATTTATAGGAGTATTTTTTACATTTGATACTCCTAACGTTCTAGATGCCTCTATTGTATGTGTGTGTTTTCCAGAATTTTCGGTAGTTCTTTCATACTCTCCTTCGGTAATAAAGTGGGAAGTATCTTCTAAGCTAAGATCTGCAAATGTTTTTCCATCTATTGGATATACACTGTTAATCATTTTATCTGTACTTTCTCCAGAATCCTTCCAATCTGTATACTCATCATAATAATCGTGAGCGTGTTCCCCACTTTCTGAAATATTTAATTCTGGTATATCGTGAGTATGGTCTGGCAAATTATCAGCAGATATAGTAACACTATTATTGCCACCAGTAGTTCCAGCAACAGTATCAGCTTTTATGAAATGTCCTATCAAATTTGGAGTACCATTTTCACCATCACATATAGCCCAACCTACAGGAATATTTTCACCATACCACATAACAATAGTTCCCTAAGGAATTTCGTTTATAGTATCGGAAAGTAATTTTAGTTGTTGTAAACCATCTTTGTTAGTAAACACTGATATTTGTTTAAACTCATCAGATTTAAGATGATTTAATAAAGATTCTGAATGCTCAGTAAATTTTCCAGATATATTAGAATAACATTCGCAATTTAATAATTCTAAAGTATATTTAGTAAAAAGATCTAATTCTTCTCCTGATATATTATATTTAAATAAACAATCCTATAACACCCCATTTAATAACTATGCTTCATTAATCAAATTAAATATAGAATTAATTAGTGTCATGCCAATTACGGATTTATTTATTGCTCTTTGAAAAGTAGAGTTTTTAATATTACCCTTAAATTCACTTTCTGAAATAGCTCCAGTAAAAATAGAATTTTCAATAATGCCTTCAGAAAAATAAGTATTTTCTCTTACCTAAAAAAATTCAGAAGACTAAATAGTTCCTCCTGTAAAATAAGTATTTTCTAATATCTAAAATTTGGACGAAACTATACTTCCACTATTAAATTGGCAGGTTTTTATAGACTAAAACTCCGAAAAACTTATAGAACAAGAAACCAACTAACTATCACTTATTTCTGAAAAATTTGAATTCTCTATAGTATTTCCAAAAGAGTTATTACTAACACTAACTAAGAAATTACTATTATCTATGTTGCCACTAAAATTATTATCTGAAGTATTATTAAGTATGGAATTATTTATTCTGGCATTATTAAAAGTGTTTGTCGATGATATATTAAACACAGAATTGGTTATAATACTTGCAGAGTCTAAGATGTTATTTTCAGCCTTTCCTTTAAAGGTGGTATTATCTATCTATGCCTAGAAATCATTATTAGATACAACTCCATTAAAAATACTTTCATTTATATAATTGGAATCTTCATTTCCAAATGAATTATTAGTAACTTCTCCATCAAAAGTAGAGTTAATTAAATCTGTTTTTATTTGGTTTCCAGAAAACTCCCCTTTAAATGTACAACCTTCTATTTTATATTGTATATTATATACTTTATTTTCTTCCCAGATTACATTATCTAAAACATTATTATTAAAATATCCAGTACGTGCAGACCTATTTCCTTGGTCTATGTATAAAGTATTTTTGAAATTAATTAATGTATTACCATGACAGGGAAAAGTAAATATACAATAATCTTCACCTTTTCTGAAATTACCTACAAGATTGTCTTTATTAACAGAAAACATCTATACATCAAAAAGCTCTATTTTATTATTAGTATATGCTTTAGAATTTTCTTTACCATCTTCATTAGAAAATGTATACCACCATTTTTGGTTATGCATAAACTATAAATGTTTAAAATCATAGTTAGCCTCATTACCATTTTCGTCTTTTAAATAAGTAATCATACCTAAAGCCTATACCATTTTTGGACCTTCTTTTGTTTCTACTTCTATTTCGTCATCATACATTATGTCATAATGTAATAACCATTCTGGATGATCTTCATAAAAGCATTCTTCATATAAAGTATCTTCTGTTTTAGCTTTTACGATAATAGAGCGTACATTTTTTTCTTTATCGACAGTATCAGATAGTACTTCCTCTATCTCCATTTCCCATACATTTCTAAAATCAGTAATACGATACTATCTTTCTTTAACTAATTCTTTCTTTCTTATTAATTCTCTAAGTTCGAATACTGTTAAACTTTTAATGTTTTCATATCGCAAACTATCTTTAATAATTAGATGGTCTATTTTTAAGGTAGCTTCTCCATTATCCATAGTTAAATTAAATCCATTATTGTCATCAGCATTATAGGATTTAATAAAACCGTCAAATATTATATCTTTTTTTAGCTATATTTGATTATTTTCTAATAAAATGTATGGAATATTATTAACATTAAACTACAATCTAGGATTTCCCTAAATAATATCCTTATATAAATGTATATTACCAACAAATAATTCTTCTATTTTATCATTTAACTCCTCTGAAGATTCTGACTAAAATTTAGTAGCGATACCATCTTTTATTAGATATAGAGTGTTCTCATTTTTAATATAAACTATTCCTGAAGAAATATTTTGTACATCTGTTAAATTATCATAGTAAAACCCTATGTTTTTTAAAGCAATATCTTTCTAATCCGGAGATAACTACTATTCTTCTAGAAAAGATATATACTAATCATCTGCATTTAATTTAATTTTAGATCCTCCTATAGAAATCCATATATCTTCTCCAATTTTATAAATACCGTCATTGTCTATCTATTCCTCAGATTCTACTGATTTAAAAAATTCTGTTTTTTCGGTATTTATTTTACCATTTTTTACTAAGTCTATAAACTTATTGCCCCACTATATTTTAACTGAAGAACCTCGTAAAATTAAAGTGGAATCTTTCTCACCTACAGTATTACTAGGTTTTCCAGCAATAACTGTACTTGCCATATTACTTTATATGTAAAATTTGTCTTCTATTACGAGGAGAATAACTTATATGTACCCAGTCAAAGTTATATTCATCTATTAACTAATCAAAGGGTAGATTTAATTTCTATGCTAAATCAAATAATTTTTTATTCTCTTCTACTGTATCTTTTACTGTTCTTATGTCCGCAGCTTGTCCAAATCTATGCTGACTGGTCTTACTACCTTTCACAAGTTTATTTAATCTTTCACATCTATAACCACTAGTAACAATAATGGGATTACCGTAAGCCTCTCTTAACGGATCTAAAATATTGTCTATTAGATTGTTTATATTAGCTATTTCTTCTTTTGTAGGATTGTTATTAATCTTACAACGACTAGCTACATCACTTTTAATAAGTTCTTTAAGTGTAAAATATTTTCCCATAGTTATATTTTTAGTTCGTATAATGAATAGTCTTTTTTGATATCAACACAAAATAAAAATAGGAGAACCTTCTATTTCTAGAAAGCCCTCCTACCAGATAGTGGTTTTTAAATTAAGAAGCTACATACTGCTGGTAAAAATAGCTATTGTGCCATATTACCGCTTAAATAAGCAGCTTCTTCAGAGTAAGGATCTATACCTAATTCTTCACAGATATGCATTTCTACATGGTTTTTCTCATGGTTGTAAGTATTAATAAATTCTTCCATAGAAGAACTTCTATTAACTACCATAATACTTTTTCTATATTTTGGACTACTATAAGTAAATCCAGAATTAAAATCTTCCATAAGATTTGCATATGCTGACTCAAGAACTTTTTTAGATCCGCCAGCTCGTTTAACTGCCGACATTATCTCTTCAGTTCCAGGTTTAGAAAGTATAATAAATACTTCTACACTCCAGCGATATTTATCAAAATATACTTCGTAATGTATCATATAAATTCCTCCCAATCAACCATTTGTCCGTTAGCTACCATAGTAGCATACCATCTTCTCATTGTAGTACCATCACCTGCATCTTCGTCTTCTATAGTATCTTTAATATATAGAGCAAAGTGTTTTTCATCCGCTATACTACTGCCATAGTAATCTGCTTTGCACATATTAGCCACAAATATGTAATCGCATCCAACATTCTTAGTTAATTTGATATTATTCTACGATAATACTTTATCGACATATTCTTTAGTAAGAGGTTCTAATTTCTTACCATTCTTTGTCATTAAAGATGTAGCATAATTACATAATGCCTTGTTGAAATGCCATCCATAATTTTGCAAATATTTCCGCATATACTTTGGCATATCATCGTATGTATCCAAAGCAGGTTTCATCATTAATAATATCTTGGGTATTCTTTTTCTTCCCAGTCTTCATGGCGCATACCATATCTATCGCTACCATAACGACCTCTCATACCATAGCTACCTCCGCCACGATTACCGTAACGATCTCCGTATTGTCCACCGCTAACTTCTTCTAAACATTCCACTAGCTTCTTACCGTATTTAGCTACTTTTTCAGCATATTCAGTAAGGTGTTCAATTTTGCTGTCCTAAACTTCAATAATTGTTGCCATATTAATTAACTTTTAAATTGGTTCATAAATTCAGAAAACATCTCTTTAAGAGAATTTATTTCTTCTCTTAATGCTTTATTTTCTTGTTCTTGTCTCTGTTTTTCAGCTATTTCTGGATTTAATATTTGTAGAATTTCGTCACATCCCTATATAATACCTTGATGCTATTCTACACTATTAAGTATATCCAGACTTCTTTGCTTCATAGACATTACTTCACTATTCATTGCTTGTTTAGTGGTAGCAATAACCACACTATTCCCAAAGTCTGCTATTTCGCTATTTGCAGGAATTTTCTAAAAATTTGTAGTCTTTCCATCTACTTCTGCAGTAATATCTAATACAAGATCGTTATACATACTAGTGTTTCCATATTTAGGAACTGGTACAGATATATTAGTAATCTTACCTATTTCCAAAGTAGGATTAGCATCTTTATGAAGTATGTATATCTAATGGTTGTTTCTTAAATTCTAAAATGCCATATTATGCTGCTATATTTCCAGTTAATAATTGTAATGAATCTGTTTGACTTTCATACCAACATAGATAAATTCCAGTTCCAGGTATATCTGCTACAGTTACTGGATCTCCATTAAATGTAGTAAGTTCTGCAGCACTTCCACCATCACTTGTAAATACAATTGGTAAAGTCGCAGTAGTACCTGTAGGAATTAATTGGGCGATGTTAATTATCAACAGTCCGCGAAAGGGACGGCCCACATTCCGATGATTATTAAAATCAAAACGTACATCTGTAGTACCTACGGTTACAGATAAAGAACGTAATGCTGGTATACCTCCTTGATTGACGTTAATATAAGTAGGTAATAACATACTTACCTCCTTTCTTAACCCCAAAGAGAGTTATTGCAGCATCCTCCCCAACCTGACCATCCGTTGTTGAAAGTGTTTATACCTACAGCTCCATTATAGAATAAACTAGAAGGTACTGCAGTAGCACAACTATATGGCAAAGTTACTGTTTCAGGTAAACGACATTTAACACTAGCTAATTCAGTCTGTAAAGTATTTACAGCAGAAGCAATAGGAGCAGTGTAAGAATTTAACATTTGATTAAATGCTGCGCTCTATTGAGCATTATTAATTACGACAGCTTGTTCGCTATTCTTTTCACGTAATGCATCAATCTTGTCAAGCAATTGCTGATTTTGCATTGCATCTAATTTAGCGATGATTGCGTTTGTGTTAGTTGTTCCTGCATCGCGGATTGTATTCTACAATGCACAAGTTTGAGCTTGAGTTTCATAATTTGTATTTGAAAAACCTTTTTCTACTTGCAATCCGACATAATTAACTGTATCCTTAAGAGATGCAGTTGCATTACTAATAGCTATTCTGTTTTCATAGTTGTTAGTTAAGATAGATTTCTGAGTTTCGCAGCAACAATCTTTAAGAGCTTGAATTACACCACAATCTCCTTGATTTACAGCATTAATAATTCTTTCAGAAGAGAATCCTAATTGACTACCAACAGAAGCAATATCAGAACGTACTCCTTGAATTGCAGAAGCAATAGCATTAACATCACATCCAAGTCTAGTAGCAGCTTCTTGAATAGCGTGATTATTACCTTGAATAGCCTGCATTAACAAATCTGATGTATGATTGTCTTGCATCTAGTCTGATAAAGTTTGGATTTGACGTTGTGTTGAAGCTTCTAATGCTTTATAACAACCATCGCCGTTATTACCCCAATCACCACCATTCATCCATCTCATCATATAAAGCCACACGAGGTACATAAAAGGGTTATTCCACATTCCGTTGCCTCCGAAACCTCCATTACCTCCAAGTAATGCAAGAGTAGCAAAATCATTATTACCAAAACCGTTTTGATCTGGCATAATGTAAGTAGTTTTTGTTTCACTCATAGTTTTGAAATTTTAATAAGTTAAAATAAATCTGTTAATGTTCTAGAACTTATTCAATTATACTATCAAAAAATCAAAATGAGGCACGTTACTAAAAATAAAAGCCAGAAACCTTAATTAATCATATCATCAAATGATAATATAAATTAATCAAGATTTCTGGCTTGACATATGTTACTAATTTAATAAGAACAAATCTAAATCACATTTGTACCAACGTAGTTCTTTAAAATTTCCTACTTGTCTTCCTTTAGGAATAAATCCATCTTTTACATAATTATCAAAAGTAGCTCTACATACTCCTAAGTATTCTGCTGCTCTAGTTTTATTCATCTCATTTTCTTCTTCGCCTGTATTAATACCATTCATAATTCTTAAAACTCCACATTGTTGTTCATAAGTTAAATTAGAATTACCCGCATCAATATCATCTACGAATTTCTAAAACATATTTCTAATAAGCTGCATTAACATAATTCATAAACATAAATAGGGAACCGAAGTTCCCTATTAATTAATTAAAATATTCTAATATTTGTTTCACTACGCCATCAGCATAAGTTACATACGCATCTTTGTTATCTTCTGATACGTTATAAGAAACTCTTAATTTATCACCTACTACTATAGAATAGTTATAATCTCCTATATGTTCTCCTAATTCAGTAACACAGTTGAACCAGATATTTAAATTTCCGTTTACTTCTTTTGAAGCGGTTCCTTGAACTTTCCAACCTTGTTCTGTAGTATCGGCAATACTATAATTTTCGTTAGTTTTAATTATTTCCATAATATTATTCTTTTACAAACAAATCATAAATAATTTCCATAAAATCTACAGCTTGAATCTTATTACCGTTGATTTCTACGTCATTACCTGAATTTACATCCAGAATATCTGAATATTCATCCATTGTAAGAGTATCATCAATCACATCAGTAACTTCTTCATTTCCCTTCTGAATTAAGAACTCTTGATATTCAGAATTAACCTTATTATTTAATTCTTCAAATCTTTTTACTTCTTCTTCAGTCTTATCTTGTTTGTTAGATAAATCTCTTAATTCTTGAGGAATTAATTCTTCTGTAAATTCCTTTACTTCTTCATCAAATCTTTTCTTAATTTTAGTATAAGTCATACGTATTCGCATGATTTTTACTTTTAAAGCTTTTGGAAGCTCTTTTTCTCCATCTTGCAAAATAATGTGAGAAAATACATTCTGTTTTGTCAATACATCATTTAAAACCATAAATCATAAATTTTTAATTACTTACAAGTATAATATGTTATTTTTATAATACCTAATAAAAAATGTTAAATTATGTAAAATATCCCATAATTAAAATTTCTACCTGAGTTACACATCCTGAGTCAAAACCAAAAGCTTCATAATCGGCATAACCATCTTCCCCTATAGCCATAGCATGTATATGCATAAAATATGTACCCTAATTTACAGAAAAAACAAAATAAGGAGTCTTATTACCATATTTTAAAAATATACCTGATACGGAAGCCTAAGCTCCTTTTATATAACCTTTATTTAATGTAACCTAAAGTGTTCTATCATTGCTTTCTGACATACTTACAGTAATTCCTGAAACACTACTTCCTACAAAAGACCAAGTATCTGATGATTCTGAAGATCTCTAAACTTTTCCACAAGCTAATATAATAGGCTGTGTTGATGAACCCTTAAATGAGGGAGTTGTTGCGGAAAAAGTACCATTACTCAAATATATAGGTGTCCAAGAATCTCCAGCATTAGTAGTTTTTAAACTAAATGTAGTACCACTTAAACTTAATCCAGTACCTGCTGAATAAGTAGTATCTGTAAATACTGCATTAGCTGGAACTGTCTTATTAAGACTATATGTACAAGCTACTGGTACACCACCGCTGAAATAAACTGGATTAGTGGCAGAACCTGCATTGGTATTCAGTTTATCAGCACTAGAAGCGTTTCCAGATAAAGCCCCATAAAAAGTAGTTGCATACATTTTATAGAACTTCTTACTACTTGTACCAATAGTTCCATAATTATTAGTTGCTGGGAAAATACCTATATTATTATTTGCTGGCATAGTGATAGAACCAGTCATGGTTCCTCCAGAAAGAGGTAAATAATCGTCTAATACAGAATCATCAAATCCTTCAGAACTAATAGTAATATTACCGCTAGTATCAGAACTAACTGTAGTAGAACCACCTCCTATTAATCGTATTTGACTTCTATATGTAGAGTCATCTAATACTTTAATATATGGATTAGTAGCAGAACCATTTGCATTAGTACCACTAGCTCCAGCTTTAATACCTGTAGTATAATGAGAGTTAGGGTTAGAAGGCATAGTCACTTTATAAGTAGTACCTCCAGCAGTACCGATAGTAGAAGTAGTTCCCCAAGATAATGTTGGATTACTTGCTGAGAAACTATAAGTAGTGTCAGTTATAGACTATGAAACCCCATTAATAGTAACTGTTAAAGTTTGTCCTGACTTAGATACAGAAGAATTACCTACATGTAATATAGGATAATTAGCAGAATACGAACCAGTATGTGATGAATTATTTCCATTTGGACTAAAATATAATACACCATCTGCAGCCCATAAGGAATCATAATTCCCATTAGTTCTTGCAAATTGTATACCTTCATTACCACCATTAGCTAAATCTGAAGTATAAATACTATTTAGATTAACTATATCTGAATTAGACATATTTAATGCATAATTACCTGTATACTTTTCAGCAGCTAAAGTCAAAGTGCCAGTCATGGTATCTCCAGCTGTATTGACAAATCTAGAATCTGCTTCTGATTCTGTATAATAACGAGAATCTAAATAAGAACTATAGTTATCAGTAGTTAAAGAAATTCCAGACAAAGTTTTAAAAGTTAAGTCAGTAGTACTAGTATAACTATCAGTAGAGTAAGTATTAGTACTATAAGTAGTAATCGATCCTATTCCAAAGAAAACAAAATGCTATTCTCCCATATATCCTGAAGAGAATCCAGGACTGTAAAATAAAACATCCCATTCATTCGCTGCAACTTTACCTAATCTTATTTGAGAAATAATCTATCCTATATATCCTGACAATTGAGTTATTTTGGCATCACCATTTCGTTGACAGATATTAACTTTAATTATGCTAGGCGATCCAGTATCCCAACCTCCTGTAATATGTATATCATAATTAAAATAACCAGTTATTTTAGCTATTCTATACCAACCTGCAGTAGTAGGATGTGTATGCCTCGTAATATGACCTACAGCCACTTTATAATATGAAGACATAATATTACTAATTCCTGGAAAATTTAAAGTACCACCAGACTGAGGAGCATTTGCTGTAAAATGAGTGCCATCTGCAAGACCTAATGATATAGTTTTAGAAGAATGCACATATTTTAAACCTGCCCATACATTATAATCCCAGCTATCACCACCAAAGCGAATAGCTTCATTATTTTGAAATATTAAATCTCCATTTATAGAGTTAATATAAGTAGATCCTGCTTTAATACCACGATGACTACTTCCAGTAGAAACAGTCAATAACCCAGTAGTGGTAGTATTAGCAAAAGTAGGGTTAGTACTGCTATTACTAGTAGCACTAATAGGAACATTAGCCCAATAATAATTGGTTACTGTTGGAATACTTATGTAAGAAGTCCAATTAACATTATCTAATAATACTCTGTCTGTTTCCCAAGCATTACCATCCTAATTACCAACTCTAAAACGTAAACTTCCAGCATTGCCAGTTCCACGTCTAGCCCATAATTGAAAACCTCTAGAAGGGGTTCCTAAAGTTATAATTCCTGCATAAGCCATAGAAGTAACAGAACCTGTCCATCCTCCTCCTGCTCCTGCATAAGCTCTTAATCCTGATTCAGTAATATTTGTTTCCGTAGTTATACCAGAAATTATTGGTATATAAGTAGCAGAACCTGCATTCCCTGTAATATTAATTCCCCAAGTTCCACTAGCACCTCCTCCAGTTAAAGTGGGAGCATAAGAATTGTAATTTCCAGAATGTAGTATGGTGTTCCAAGCAGTAGTTTCGTCTAAGGGAATATCAATTCCCATATTTCTATAAAACATACCTTTTCCGGTAAATCCTAACTAATGATGATAATTACCTTCATGAGTACTTATAGTTATTACTCCATTAGCATTGCTACTATAAGGTAAATTTCCTGCATAATTTTTTGGCATCCTAGAATACGAAATTAATCCTGAATCTAAAGATGTAGTAATATTTGTGCTAGAGGATTTTAAATATTTAGCAGTTAGCTCTCCATTATGTTTTCCGTCTAGTAAATCAGCATTAAGATTAGTATTTAAAGTAGTACTAGTACAAGCATAGGGCTAAGTTCCAGTTGCTACTGTAGCAGTATAATTAGGAGCAGTAACATTTTTTAAAGATTTAGTAAAATTAGGGTATATTTGTATAGCGTTAGGTTCACCATAAAGTGATATTGCTATATAGTTAGAAGCACTTTTAGAACCTGCATAATTAAAACATATCTCTCCAGTATTCCAACTATCTGCTGCATATCCAATATTTAAATAACTTTTACCTGTTTTACCATAACAAGTAATATATCTTTGAGTAACATCGCCCGCACCAATAGTAATACCATTTGTGGCATAAGTAGTAGAACCTGAATTACTAAATATACCAGCACCATTTACATGTAGTTGAACAGTGGGATTAGATGTATTTACTCCTAAATATCCGTTTGTACTAAATACTAATAATGCCTTTCTTAACGTGTTATATTCACCTATACCAAATTTTCCTCCAAGCGACCATACACCTTTACCAATAGCCCATTTATATTCACTTTCTTTTGCTGCTGTAAAATACATACTTGATTCAGATACTGTAGATTCACACATTATAGGAGTGCTATTCCCAGCTACTACATGTAATTTATGTGTAGGATTAGTAGTACCTATACCCACATTACCATGTTGTATAAGAGTATTGGTTGTACCATCTCTTAATATCCACCAATGATTATTAGTATAATCATAAATACCTCTGTTAATATTACCTTCTCCTATACCGAATAATAAACTATAATTATTTCCACTAACCTTTAATCCTAAGTCTCGAGAATATCCTGAAGAGGTTATTGCACCAGTAAAAGTTTTGGCTCCAGTAATAGTTTGTGCTGTATTAAGAGTTACATAATTACCTAAAGTAGTAGTTAATACAAAATCACTTATAGCTTTATGTCCACCTCCTCCTAATAAAATATAAGAATCTGATGAACCTGACTTTACAAAACCTAAAGCTGCGACTACACCTACAGTAGTTACATTACCTTTACTATAAATACCGTTAGTAGGAACTTTATCTTCATCAGCCCAAACATTAGATACTAATAAACTGCCAACATTTACTCCTCTTGCGACACTACGTCCAGCAATAATTCTACCACCATTTCCTCCATACCAACCATAGTCAGCAGTACTTCCTATCTATATACCTTTATGTCCTGTTATTAAACCAGTATGAAAACAAGATCCATCAGGACTAAATTTATGGGTTGTAGTAAATTCAGGTGTTGCAGAAGCACTAGCATTTTGTATTTCTAAAGTAGAATTAGTAGCTCCAGAACTTCCATAAGCAGGTCTAAAAAAGTATGTTCTATGTGCATAACCTGGATTTCCAAACACGACTTGATGAACAGCTATTCCAAAACCCAATCCAGTAATATCACTTTTTGCAGAAACTGTTAATCTTCCATTAATGCTAGTAATACCAGTTAACGCTTGATCTACTGCACTAGTCTATACTTGGGTAGTTCCTATATAACCTCCCCTAATAATAGAACTAATTGTTGTATCTCCTCCATTACTTAATAATACTCTATCGGCACTACCTAAATAGGTAGTACCAATGAGTTTCGCGTATCCATCTTTTACTTTTATCATATTACTCTTTTAAATTTAAATGTATATGTATAAGCTGCGCCTATATTTTTATTAGCAGCGATCTATAATTTTAAATCTCCATTACCAACCATTTTAGTTCTAAGATAAATTGTATTTCCATAAGCATGTCCAGAACGATGTAGTAATATTTCATCAGCCTCATCATCATTAGTATTATACTATCTCTACCAAGACATAACTCCAGACCAATAACAGTAATACATATGAGCAGGATCAGTTCCAGCCGATGTATAAACCTATACTATATAGGTTCCATTTGATGGTAAATCATTTCTAGTAATACCAGTATCCATCCAATCTGCAGTAACAGTAAGTGATTTTTCAATAACAGTAAGATTGTTATTTAATTCCTGATTAGCTAATTCAGATTTTAACAAGAAATCAGAAATTGCTTTATGGTCTCCTCCTCCTAAAAGAACATAATCGTTAGAAGATCCTTGCTTAATGAATCCATTAGTTCTAATAATTCCATTTACATCTAACTTATAAGCTGGTGAATTAGTACCTATACCTACGTTCTTTGAAGAAGTAATATACATAGCGGAATTGTTATACTCACCCCCGTAATAGAAGTACCTAAGCGATGAAGCATCTCCATACGCTCCACATACCTGCTCTTTGTATGTGCCATCATTTAGGTAAGCTCTCATCCCCATGGCCCATCCTCCTTTACCACCATGTAAATAATATCCATCACAATTCATATCAATATACCTTCCATCACCGCCCCCTATAGCAGGGATAGTAAGTGTACCAGTTATATCCCTAGTTCCATCAAAACTCTGTCCCCAAATGGTGCGAGCGGTTTGGAGTTTGGTGGCAGATGCTACATTACTGTCGGTAAAAGCTAATTGTTTCCATTCAGTCCAACCATTAGCATTACCATAATTACCTCCTCTAACTCTTATATCATTTGAGTTGTGGTATTTGGCTATTTGCAGATTCCAATATCCAGGAAGAGTCCACACATGCCCAGCGTTGTTTGTACCCCAAGGCGAGTTAGATAGATACATAGATTGGGCTGCGTTAAAATTAACGCTATGTAATGGGGAACGAAGACGTATATCATTTAAATCAACAGGAGCACTCTCACTTGGGGTTGCATACATTATTATATCTGATAAATGTACTCCATCCAACGTATCCGCATTACCAGCGTTGGTCGCATAAGCCACACTTTGGCTTGCGATATTACCACTATGAATAAGTTTCAGCCAACTTTGTGGTGTTGATGAAATTCCACGTATATAAAATTCTTTATGCGAATATATACCATTAGCAGCTAATTGGAATCCGTATCTACCTTTGACATGTAAGCCAGTAGCGTATTGAGTAGGTGAATTTGTATCACTTGTAATTGAAGACATAATTCGTAAACCAGCTGTGGTAGTATTCCAATCAGCAACATCATTATAATCATCAGAATTACTTGTGCCTCCTCCCCAACTAATAAAAGAGCCTTTAGCCATTTTCCCCCCACTCAAAGGCAAATATTTACCACTAACAACATCATCATTTAAATCAGAAAGATTTTTTAAATTACCTTTATGATAAATTTCATTATTAAGAATAGTAGCTTTATCACCATATACTTTAAAGGTAGCTGAAATATGATCCTAGCCTTGATGTGATAAATATAAATAATTTATTTTATTTACACCCGTTCCGTCAGATCTTACACCGCTTCCGTACACTCCAAATTTTGCGAATACAGTAGTATCTCCACTAGTATTACTAAAACAGGTAGATCTAGCCCAATCTCCATAATAATTAACATCTATTATAATCTCTCCATTACTAATAGTAGTAGTTTCATATGCGTTTCTAAAAGTCTTAACACCAGTAATAACCTAATTAGTCTTTCTAGTGACAAATTCATCAGTAAGGTCATTACTAATATTATTAACAAAATCAACAATTTCATCCCATTTGTTAATAATTTCATCAGTATCATCGTCTGTAATACTCCTATACCAAGAATAAGCAATATCTGCTTTGTATTCTAATTTACCTAAGGCCGCATTTAAGGTATCTGTAACTACTAAATCAGCAGCAGTAGTTGCCTTAATATAATTAGTTAATGCTACTATATCATTAGTAGTGTGTATATGTTGATCCGGTGTAAACACTGATGGTTTACCCGTAATATTATCCCAATGAATGGAAGATGTTGTTGGTACTTCCCAAGTACCATCTTCTCTTAAATATCTTATTTTCGAATCTTCATTATATGAAGGAGCAGGCACCAATCCATCATACCCTCCTCCAGAGATTGTATGTTTTTTAAATATAGGCGGCGCCTTTCCGTCAAATTTAACCCCACGGGCATAGATTGCCATACCCGAGAGGTCAAATATTATGTCTTTACTGTCTGACGGAACTGAGTTTAAAGCAGGCTCCGTCTTAGGATTGTATGCTATCTTCATAATTAAGCTGTTTCGTATGCTCCAGTATTAATATTGTACCAGCTTAAGCCGAAGCTGATAGAAGTAATTTTATCTGATGTATCATTATCCACTGTTATACAAACATCTCCAGACGGATTTAGCTGTAATTCAGAATCTTTAATGTCGATTCCGCCTATTGATATCTTTCTCCAAGTATCTGTAAATTCAGGCATGCTATACCATCCATAACCAGCTCCAGATGGCTAAACTCCCAAAACCCAATAATTACTAGATAATTCTCCAAGGATACCATTATATGCAGGAACTAAACCATCTTTTTCTTTTGTAGCTTTATCTATAGCATCAGGTACAGTACTTGGATCTGTAGGCACATATCCTAAAGCATTCCAAATATTTTCTTTAGTTAGATATATTCTACCGTCAGTATCTACCGATACTGTAGAATGTGCGGAGCTCACACTACCAGTAATAGAGTCGATTTTAACACCACCAATATTACTAGTAGTAGCTGGTGTAAGTTTTAAAATTTTAGATGTACTACCTGCTACGATTTGTAATCCCTATAATCCTGCCCATTCTGGAATACCACTAACATTATTAGCTCCTATTAAAATACCACTTTGACCATTTAAATAACCATTACTAGTTGGTCCGAATATCTAATAAGTATTATTAAGATTACCACTTTCGTTAGAGTATACCTAAATAGCACTATTATTAAGCTTAATTGTAGTAGTACCTTCAAGATTAGTCTATACTACTGTCCAATGAGAGTTTTTGTCTGTATCATCAGAATTACCTGAAGTAACACAAATAAGTATATCACCTGCTTCACCTACCTTTCCAAAATAGTTACCACTCATGCCGATTCTATAAGTATCGCCAATAATCCAAGGACTTGTTATTTCTTCCTCGGAATTAACTACACCTTTAAACCGCATAGCATCAGCAGCAATAAAAATACCATTATTGATTAATTGCTGTACTTGTAGTGAACTTAGGATGGTGTCATTATTATAATTTCCAGATGTCCATATAGGTAAATCTGCTGTTGTTATTCTTCCCCAAGAACCGTCTCCTTTTAAAAAATCTAAATTTTTATTTTCTGTAGAAGTATTAATAGGAACCATACCTTTACCAATAGTAGAAACACTAAATAATGGTAAATAATTAGTTCCATGTGTTATAATATCACCCTCTTTCGTAAAAAATAATTTAGGTAAATCAGCTGAAGCTGTGTCCTATATATTTGTTATATTTAAGTGTGATAATACTTCTGATAACGTTAAAGCATAATTAAGTATCGCCATTTATATTAATCCATTTTAATTGTATATTATTATTATCTACGGTAAAATCATCGCCAAATGGTAGCACTTTTTCTTCAGATCCATTGCTTTCTATAATTTTCTAACCATTAACTGCCACTATAAATTTTTGTGCAGGTTTTGTTGCAATAATATGACCTCGAGTATCATGCTATACTAATAATGGTTCTGGTGAATTATTGGAAACAATAGTTTGGTTAGAATGTGTGAGTATTACAGTAGTTCCTTGCCTATAAGCATTTAATCCGCTTCCGACAGGAGTTTCTACTGATTCTAGTTTATAAGCTAATGCTTTATCTAAAGTTATTACCGTAGAATCCTTCTTTACTAAAACTGCCTCAGATGCAGTCTATGGAAATATTATTTTACCATTCTAGCTTAACTATTTTATTTCCATAATATTATTGAATTAAATAATCATATAATGTTTCTGGTATCTCATAGTCCAAACTAACTAACTAATTACCAGTGGCTTCAGAAGTTTTTACATCTACTGCTTGGATAGATACAGTATTTACGTAATTATAGAAAGCATCTATTTTTAAATAGTCTGCTAAATCTATTTCTGATGATACTGAACCTATCTATTCCCAGTAAAAAGCATCATTTTGCTGGACACATATATATTCTGTAAAAACATTTGGTACCTATCCCTATTCTCCTGGAATTAAATATATTTTATTTAAATGTTCTACTGAAGGAGGTTGTGGTAGAGAAGATTCTATTACATATAAAGTGGTACTAAAAGTAGCATTAATAGTACCGTTTGGTAATATTTCAATACCATTTCCTGGTATTAATTTATCTTGTTTGTTACTTAAAACATTATTTATCTCTGTAACTAATTTTTCTAATTCTGCTATATCTCCTGCATTTGTCCCAGCTATTCCTAACAAAGCTCTTAATACTCTTTCTAATGTAGTTATTCCTAAAGAAGCTAATCCTGGAATGTTATTACAATTTACTACAACTGCTTCAGAAAGAGTAATAGGGACAAAATCAGAGCCAGCCTATTGAAGTCTTTTTATTTGAGTACTCATAGTTTAAATAATTCATTAGGAATTTGATAATCTGCTAAAGCTTTTAAAGTAGAATCTACAAAATCTAAGTTTTTTATCATTGTTTCAACTTCAGCCTTTGTAGCCAGATTTTCTATATTAACATTAATTATTTTGGATACTACATTATCAATTTCTTCCTTACTATAAACTCCTAAATTATATCTTGCTAGTTGTTTTTCTATATCATTTTCAAATTCCCCTAAATAATTATCTTTACATAAAGGTATTTTGAAAGTCGGTTTAGGGCATTCTACTACTACAGTATTTTCTGGACCAAATCCAGTATTTACTGAATCTATAATAGATTCTTCATTGGGATACTAACAAGATTCTTGTTTTATTTGGATAGTAGGGATTTCTGAAATATCAACTTTGTTATTTTTATCAAATCCTGTATCCATAGTAGTAATTAATGACTCTCCCTCAATAAGCTTTATAGGCTCTTGAGGGAGTTCATTAGTTTCTTCAATTATGTCATAACCTAAGCTCGCGGTGTTTAACAATGATTTTGACGAGCTAATAGTAATCATAAATTAAAAGATAATTTTTCAGGATAACCTGTTGTAAAATCGTAACTAAGTAAATCTTCTTTAGATTTTAACTATTTAATATTAATTCTGTGTTGTGCAGTATTTATATAACATTCTCCAGCATATACTTCTAAAGCTGCAAGAAATTGTTTAGCTATTTCTACGGGAATAGTTATAATCTAGTTTCCTAATGCTAAAGTTACATTATCAGTACTAGAATTTACTAAATTAACTAATCCTACACGAGTTGCTTTATCTAACCAAAGAGGATTGCTATTAAATAAGAAACTATTTACTGATGAAGAAGAATCATAATGTTCTATCAATTTATCAAGTATAGTATACAAAGATTTTAAGTTTACATATCCTCCTTTTAATAAAAGTAAATCTTCCCAAGCTGAGAGAGGAAGCTCTAAGAGATCCTCTCTAGCTAATAGTTGGGAAAGATTATCACTTTTATTTATATAATAGCTTTTATCATTATAAATAAATTCCATATCAAACTGGTTTTTTGTAGTGATAAGTAACAAAAGGAATTCCTCGGTGAGGAAGTAATCTAGAAGCATTAATACCTTCAATACCCCAGTATTCATCATTAGTTGAATAAAAATCACCTACTTTCCAAGTTGTAGTAATGTTACTAGAATATTTTTCTTGTTCTCCAACATATGAATAATTGTCTGAAGCCCCAGTATCCATTGTAGTTGCAATATTATTAGTACCACCATCTGTACTAAAGCTAGTATCGCTGCTATTTATAGAACCATTTAAGGTATTCCATACTGTTGGAAATGTTCCCTGAGAACCAATTCTCTTATCTGCTATTGCGAAAATAGGTAATCCTAGAATACTAGCACTAGCATCTACTGAAGTTAAGTTATTGTTAATAGCACTACGTACATAATTAGCATTAATGAACTGGGTACCTTTAGCACTTAATCCTCTATAATAGAATACACGATTCAATTCTGATATTGAAGGTGCATACCAATTACCTTGAGCATATTGTTCATCTAACTTACCTTCAACAATAGGTTCATATAATTTCATACTATAGAAGTATGGGAATAATATACTACTTGGCATATCGGAACTAATTCCTGTAACTTTAATAGCTTTACCTAATTCAATCAAATTATCTATTGATTTAATTAAATAAGTATATTGACTAGAACCTTGAGGTCTTTCATATGCAATATATGGCTTGAATGCACTCTTAGCATATAAAATTGGAAGTAAATTATCGTTTACATGTCGTACATAACAATCTGTATCATCTTTTCCTGTGAAAGTTCCATTGTTTACAGTTTTAATAGTCTTATATGTAGTATAAGTAATTTCTGTAGTAATGTCATGTTCACCAACTTCAGCTATTCCAGATGGATTTGCATAAGAGACAGACAATCCAAACTCACTTTCCACATAATTCTTTAACAAAGCACCTTCAATACTAGGTTGATATTGGGTAGCTGAAGTACTACCATCTTGAGTTTCATATCCAAGATATACAGGCTCTTCAGTAGTATATTCTGTACCAATGATATATACATCACCTTCATCATCTCCAGCATCTTTAGCATATACTAAACCAACTAAAGATTTAGATTTATTATAAGCACTAGAGAAAGAACCATCAGCATATGCGAAATCCCCAACTTCTGGAGCAACCCATTTAAAATATACTGTAATTGTTTCTTGATAATAATCTTCTATACCATTAATAATACAGAATACCCTAATAGTTACTGTAGCTGTTTTATCACTATCACTTAACTAAGTTATATTACCATATTTATCGATTGATGCAACACCACTAATAGAAGGCATTGAATAAGTGATATTCAAACGTCCTAAGGTATCAGGATTCTTAGTATTATCAGGATTTAACTCATTTAAGATAGAAACAGAGTTACCATCGTTAATTGTTAATCCAAATATTTCAGAAGAATGAACTTGTTCAGTTACTCCTTCAGATAAATATATAAATACTTCTTTATTTACTGTAATTCCAGTAACATCTGACTTTGCATATAAAATAGATAAATCAGCATCTGGGTTATCAATATTACCAAATACATTAACTAAGGCTTTCTTAGTATCAAAACTAATATTTTTTAAAATATTTCCACCAGCTTCTGTTACGATATGAATAACACCTTTAATATTAATATTAGCTACTTTACTTAATTTAGCAACAGCTTCTTCAGTAATCCACAAATCAGCATTTCTTAATGTTACTGATTCTAAGTTACCACTATTAATTAAATGCTCACAGAATGCGCTAACATCAAATTCTCCACACTTAGCACAATCAATATAAACTGTTTTTAGGTTAGCATAACTTTCAAATTGTACATCTGCTAAACCAGGATTATTATAGATATATAAGTTCTATAATGCTTCTGGGAAATGTACAGTTTTTAATCTAGATCCTGTAGGAAGATTTACATTAGTAATGTTAGTTCCTGTTAAATATACTTCCTATAACTTAGGAGTATGATCAGCATCAAGATTAATAGTAGTTAACGAAGACACTCCAGTTAAGTCTAGTTTAGTTAATACTGGTGTTTCTAAGTTAATCATTGGTGGTAAGAAGTTGCTTGTTTCACCTTCTGCTGCTTTAGCTGACATTGCAACCAAACGTTTTGCAGATAGGTTATATGTTCCTGACTTCCAGAAAATTTTACTAAAATCTTCAAACTTCTTAATATATCTAGCACCAAGTACTGAATATAAAGGAGTTGTACTATCAATAGTAATAGTTGCTGTAAATGGAACTTCTGCAGCTTGTCTTTCCTTACTATATAAGTTAGGATTAGAACCACTATTATAACCTAAGTATAAATATTGATAAGGGGTAATGTCAATAGTATAAGTACCTACACCTGCAGCTCCTGCATCTTCTGATGCTTTAATATTAATACCCATACCTTCTTTACCAAAGATGTTAGATACTTGAGCCTAACTTAAGAACATGATAAGACGTTTTTTCATGAATTCTTTTTCACTCTATAAACAGCTTCCATGAACTTGAGATACTGGATCCTATCCATTATTTTGCCAAGTAATACCCACAGAACCTTGATTATCAAAGAATATTTGAGCACTTTCATAACAAAGTCTTGCAGTATGATTATATGCAGTTGCTGGGAAATATTCTTGTACATAATAGAAGTATTTCTACATCCAATTATGAATACTTGGTTCTTGGTTAACTTCAAACTGAGTTAACATAGATTTTAACATCTGATTAATTTCTTCTTTATAAGCAACATCAAATACTTCAAAGAATGCACTATTACCGCCCCACATTCCTTGATATTCTGGATTAGATTCCTGTGAAGGTTCTAACAAGAAATAAGGTTTCTTTTGAAGACCGCGGTTATCAGTAGCAAGAATTGTATCCAAGTCATCTTGTAATAATGAAATCTTACTATTTTCATCAATTAACTTGAAATAGGTATTCTTAGCTCTATTATCTGTTCCTGCAAACAATTTAATAAATGCTTGATGGAATACAATATCATCAACATGGAAATAATTTCCAAATCCTTCTTTAAACTTATCAATTAATAATTGTCTAAAATTTACAAAGCTTTCAGCTCCAGTTCCACCGTTAGTTTTATAGAAGGTTCTTAAGTTAAACACTTCATAATCATAAACATCAGATCCATAAGGACTCTTAATTGTTTTGTGTACGAATTGTTTTCCTTCAGCATCAAATACAGGAAGACCTGCTGGAACCCACATTGCTGAATATTGATCATATCTAAATACATCCCATTGATATCCGGCAAATCCAGTAGGATCTGAGTATTTAGAATTAGTAATATAATATTTCTTGGTTACATCTAACAAAGTTTTGTTTTCATCACTATTTAATGAAGTAGTTCCTGTATAAGGTTCTAAATTAATAGTATGCATGTAAACAAAATTATATGCCTCAATGAATTTCTCCATTGTTTTCTTTGCAGCTTCGCAAAGTTCAGTTTCGCTATCTTCTGCCAAACCAAAGTCTACGTCTAAACTATCAAAAGTACCATAACTTGTATTTCCCTAGTCATCAACAATTAAATCTAAAGTTTTATATGTTTCTCCACTAAGTTCAATACATTCTGGCATCCAAGGAGTTAGGAAGTTTGCTAACTTCCCATCATTTTCAGCACCTTCTAACATTAAGTAACCAGGAGTTATATCTTCGTCATAACCACTAGTAGCATCATCTCCCTTACCAGAACCCCAAGTTTGAAAACCTGCAAATCTAATAAGTGAATCGTCTATAGTTTCAAGATATTCTGGAGTAATTTGCTTCATTGGGCTATCTTTAGCATCTTCATTAGTATCTTTTACCCAAGTAGACTCTATATCTGATTCAATATAGAAGGCTAGGAAAGGTTCTTCAAGAACAGCTTTACGTCCCATTAAATCTAATTCAGTAAATGAAGATTTATCAACACAAGCCATCCATAAATCATGGAATGCTTTAGTAGCTCCAATTTTATGTGATTGCATTGAAGATGCATAATTTGTTTTACCTACCAATTTCTTGATTCCGATATTTGGATCAGTAGGCATATAATAATATTTACTATTATAAAGTAAATCTTGTCCTTCTGCTGGTTCTACATAGGTTTGTTCAATCTAGTCATAGCAACCTTGTGAAGTAAATTTACCTTTCATACTAGTATTATACCAGTAATATTTCATAGCTGAAGTACCTTGTCCTTTAAGTTCTACGCCTGTAAAACGTCCTGAACTCTTAGCAATTTGTTCTTCACTTAACTATGTAGGAAGTTTTTCGTTGTTAACATAATTAACAAATACTGTACAATCTTGTATTTTAGTATCTTTAGTAGCACTAAATTGATGTAAGTATTGATTTCCTTTAGGAACAATATATACAATAGTATTATATAATTGTTTAGCTAAAGCATATGAAATATATGTATCATTATTGCTATCAGTAGCAACAATCGTATTTGCTTTTTGGAAGAATTTCTTTTCGCCAATATCTGACATCGTAGAAATGTAGTTATTAGAAATTTCCTCTAAACTTAATGCTCTATTATAAACGCGTAGATCATAAATATCAATATCAGAGGCTTCTGGAGCAATTTCTAAATTAAATCCATTTAGATTAAAATCTGACAAAGTATCATATTTAAATTCACGGTCAATAACTCCATTAATAAAGATTCTAACTAAATTAATACTCTTTCCAGACAATGCCTAAACTTGAGTAGGAGTTTCTCTTAAAGGAGCCTTAAAGTTGGGAGCAATTTGAATAACCATATGAGTTCTCTCATCTTCCTGGAATAAAGAACTTCTAGAAGTCTTATCCACATTTTCATCGTCTCTATCTGAGAACTACCAGTTTAATTCTGTTGGATATAATATAAACTTACCTAATTTAAGAATTGGTTTGTTTGGATCACTAATATTGTAAGATTTAAAATCTAATTCAAAGGTCAAACCAGCATTAGTCAAAGCACTAGATAAATCCTGTTTTAAAACAGGAGTGCTATATTCATTTGCAGATACTCTAAATACTGTTAAACTATTTTCTTGAACAATACCATCAGGGCTTTCAATGTTTGCTAATACTTCTTTAGTAACAATATTAGAGCCTTCTGGATCAAATTGATCGTAATAGAAATTAGCTCCTTCAGTATAAGTAAATGCTGCATCTGTATTGATTTCTACTTGTACGTAATCATCAAATGCAACAGCATCTTCATCATTTATCTTAACTACTAATCCTGCAGTAATATCTTGTGTAAGAGAATTCATTCCAAAGAAATAGCAAATATCTTCTTCATAATGATATGGGTCAGTATCTTTAGAATTAATTAATTCTGTTTCTATTTCTTTTACTTTGTCAAAGTATAAATCTGTATCATCAGCAGTGTTAGTTAATTGAGTATTAATAGAGATTAAATCTCCAGAATATCCTTTTGTATATAGAGAAATTCTATACATTTTAGAATATTCCCAATTGGTAACAGATTCTGAAATTTCATTTACTGCATATTGTAATTCACCAAAAGTATCTTGACCAGCAATATTAATTGCTTGTACTTTAATACTAGGAGATTTAATATCTTCTTGGTTTGCAACAACAGCATAAACTTCGATTTCATTTAAACCAGGTTTTACTAAATCAACATTGAAACTATTGCTTCTAGTAAGAGTACCTCCATTAAGAACATATCTTAATGCGTAAGTAATACCTCCGCCATCTACTACCTAGAAAGAAGTAATTCCGTTTACAATGTAATTATTACCTATATATCTAATTTTAGGGTCAAGTACTGCAATACTTTTAGTAGAAGCACTTACAATTTTTAGTTCTTCTGGAACTCCAGTATAAGTAACAACTCTTAAAGAAATAGGAGCTACAACAGTATTAGTAAATAAAGGAGTAACATCTAGTCTTTGTAAATCATCACTTGATATAATACCCTAATCTAATTTTACATAACCTGCATTCCCAATCTTAATACTTAAGTTTTGCTTACCAGTAATATGATTAGAAGTACCTGTTAAAGGATTAGAAGCAACTAAATTATAACGAATACCTAATTCAATTTTAGAACCTAATTGGCACTAGATATTTTCATTATTAGTTACATCTATATTATCTATAAAAATCTTTTCAATAACAAGAGAATGTGAATAATCAGGAGTCGCAACACTTACTATAGTAGATGCGATGGGTTCTGAGTCGGCGTTTAACAACACTAACTCATTAGTACCTCCATCATATGTCATTTCCTTTACTAAACGTCTGGTGATAAAATCTTCGACCTGTGCTCCTGAAGCTTGATTCCATTTTTCTGAATAATCAGTTATTCTAGGAACTCCAGCGCCTAATTCTTCTTGAGTAAAAAATCCCATAATTAATTATTTCTCCATGAATCATTTTGTAACCAAGGTTTATCTTGTAACCATGTTCCACTACCAAAGCAGCTTCTAATGGCATCATATACAGAAAGCCATACTAATTGAGCACCTTTATATACAGCTCCGATTTTTTTCTGTACTTGTTTTTCAACTTTATCTACGAGTTCCAACACATCTTTCTAGATTTTTAGAACTATTTCACCATTCTTGTATATCATAGTAATATATTTTATTCGTTAGGACTTTCTAAAACAGCTATTCTTTCTTCTAAAGCAACTATTGCATTTTCTATAGCATTTAATGCTTCTGCAGTTAGTACTTGTCCTGCTTCAAAATTATGTAATTCGTAAGCCATAATTATGCTAATTTCATTTTATTTAACTATGCCTAATCTAATATAGAAGAAGATGCCTTAAGTTCTGAAACTTCTTGTTCTAATATGTTAATACGATCTCTTAACGGTTTTACTGCAGATTCTATTAATCCTAGTATATCACTTCGTAAGACTACTATAGTATCTATATAATCTTTAGTTACATAACCATTATTAATATCTCCAGTATCATCATAAGTATAATAATATTTTTCAGAATCAATTTCTTCTTTTGGAATATTATCATATTCAGTTTGTGATAATACTTCTATTACAGGAATTTCTTCGGTTAAAGCTACTTGCTTCTTATCTAAGAATAATTTATTATCTTCTGTAGTAAGTACAGCTTCACTTACTACCTCCTTCTAAATAATTGTTTCTTCCTCCTATACTACTTCTTTTTCTTCAATTTTCTAAATAGATAAACCCTAAGTTTTTGTAGAAGTAGTAGTTAATAGTTCTGTCTAAAAACTAGTAGCATCAGCATTTCTATCTGTGTTATATTTATTTTGAGTAACAAATATAAAGTCATCGCCTTCTGTTTCAGAACCTCTTAAATCTTCTTTAGTTACATAATCGTTTGTTAATGTGGTTTGTAAAGTATTAAAAGATTCCTAAGTAGTATAAGTTGTTGAAGCATCTTCCTTAGTTAAAAATTTCTCATCAACCTGTTCAGAAGAATATGTTAATTCTATAGTCGCATAAGTATTTTGTAATACTTCTGTTGTAGTATATTCGTTGGAGAGCTTCTAAGCTAATAATATTAAATCGTCAGAAACCTTTCCTAAAGAGACATTACTTGCTTTTGCACCTAACTATTCTTCTATCTGTTTACCCCATTCAGAAGTTAGATAAGTACCATCTCCTTCTTCAGGAATATAATAATAACTATCTTGTCTTAAATAGTCTTTACTAGAATCTACTGGACTATAATCATCCAAGTTAGTATTTTCTAATAATGCTTGATATTCATCTTGACTACATGTTATGATAGATATTCCAGAAGATTTCCACCCAGCTCTTTCTGTTCTTTTACTTTTATCTACTAACATGTATATATTACCATCATCTGGATTAGCAACTGTCATTCCTCTATATGCAGAACTTTCTGGAATTGTATATAATTCCTATTCTGAATTAACTACTGTTCTATTATCCAGAGGTTGTGGTACCATTATTTCAAAAGACGCTTTTAAAAGAGCATCACCTGTATATGCGTATCCCATTATTCTAATAATGTAAAGTTAATTTTATGAGGTAATGTATCTACATACGCGATTTGTTTAGTCCAGGTTTTATAAGGCACACCATTTATAATATCAGAACTTTCTTCCCATCCAGCAAGATTCACTTCTAAAAATCCAGAACCTCCATCTACCATAAAACTGTTTATTTTAGAATTAGCTCCGGGAAGTTTAATGGTTGGAGTTCCGCCTATATTAAATAATATTTCTCCAGAAGGCTAATTAAAAGGAATCAATTGTTGCTCATTATTATTTATATACCAAGGATATGTAGTGGTAATAATTAAAGTTGCTGAAACAGAACCTGCTTCTACTCTCTTAGTAGTTTGATTACCCCTATCATCTATTAAGTATTCTCCAGCATCATAAGCCACTGTTCCTATATGCTTATAAACTCCTATTTCTGTATATCCAGTAAATTCTGTTATTTTAATATCATTAAGAGTTATTGTTTCTGATTCTAAATTTTGATGTCCTGCATCCCCCCAATAGAAATTTAGGATAGGATTTAAAGATGTTCCAACTTTTATAACCTAATTACTAATATTATAGTAAGCATAGGGCTATTTGAGTGAGGGAACTACAGAAGGAAATATTAGAATATCTACAATATCAATGATAGATTTACCTTTTAAAGAACTTACTTTAGTTCCTGCTTCAATACCTCCTATTTTATTAGGAGCTTGTATGTTATCATTGAGTGTAGTATTATAAAGTAAGGCACCATCAAAGGTATCTTCTATATTAGATAGTCTATTATTAATATCTTCTACAGTAGTATCTATAGTATTTAGATGCTCAGCAATAGTATTTTCGAAATCTTCAACTTCACTTTTAAAAGATTCTAAAGATTCTTGTAAATTAGTAATATCTTCTGTTTTACTATTTATAGTTTCTTGAAAAGATGTTTCTAACTATTTAACTGATTCCTGTAATATAGATAAATTTTGTTCTAAGCTTCCTACTTTACTATCTAAATTCGAATAATCTTCTTTGTGAGTATTATAATCTTCAAGTACTTCGAATATATAATCTAAAGCTTCCTAAATGGTGTTTATACCTTCCTAGTTTGTATAGTCAAAGTTCCTTTTAATATACTCAACTAAATCTTTTTGTAATTCTATAAATCCCTAAATATTTCCCCAAAATAGATCGTTTTTCTCATTAATTCCGAGATTTCTTCTAACTTTAGCTTTATCTACTTCGGTTCTAAACTCAGCTAAAAAATTACTTCTAATCAAGGGTTGTGGAGCACAATCTCGAACATCCACATCCCTAGCTGAAGTGTACACTGTCTATACCATAATTTTTATTTAAGAATTGCTGTTTTATAAATTCATGTTTATCTATTTTTATAGGTATATTAATAAAACAAATTAAATTTAGGAGATCTTGATAGTCATCTTTGTATCCTTTTTTTAGCCTATTTAATAAATACTTATATTTATCAATAGCAATTTGTTTAAGAGCATCCACAACTAAATCTGTTTTTATTATTAGTAATAGAATTACAAAGACCATTACATGTTATAAATGTTTCTATTATTCTTTGTGCTTCTAAGTACTACTTACAACACACTAAATAATCTATAATATTAAGTGTCATCCATATAAAGTCTCTAGCAAAAGTTATATTAGAGTCTCCTGTATTACATTTATCTAGTATACTATCAAATAGCTACTAACAATAATGAAAATAACAATGTTGTAAATTTCCAGTATAAACAATATCAATTTTACATTTCATAATTGTTGTATTTTCTGGATTTCTTTCTAATATTTCTTTAATAGTACATTCTTCTAATGTACTTCCTATAACTTTATATACTTTTTCTCCATCTGTAACATATATAGCATCATAATATTCTAAGAATTCTTCGGTAGACTAATCTAACCATTTCAGTGTGGGTAATACTATATGATCTACAACATAATAGCCATCATCTTTAACTTTGAAAGTACAAGAATCGAGTTCTTCAGAATGATCGTCTAATAAAATATCTAATAAAGTAGCATCTTTAGTACTAATCTTTATTATAGTATTTATAGTAGCACTCTCGCTGTACTTATATTTATTATGAAGTAATCCTTCATTTACATCTTCTTCAATATATTGACGGTAATCTTTAGCTAAATCTAAGATAGTGATTTCCCCATCAATAGTAGTTTTTATATCAATTCCAAATTCCATTATTTTACTACAGATATTAAATTAGGTCCTTGCCAAATGACTCCATTTTTAGCATTAAGTACATTATTAACAGACGTTGCTGTTATTATCCATAAATATCCAGTAAATTCGTTAGAATTAGTAGTGTTCCAATTATTTCCAGGATCAGAAGATCCAGCATTTAATGCTGGTGGAGTATTATCTGTTGTAGTAGCATATCTTATCTCCATTACACTATCAAATGCCCATTTTCCGTATAATACTGGAGTTGAAAAAGGTTCCCATAAACCATCAATTTTTTTTCTTGTCGCCATATACACATATGGGGCAGATGCAGAAATAGATATAGGAATAGTAGACCATCCTTGAGACACAAAATCTACATTCTAATAATCTGGATTATTATTCCAATCAGTAGGATATTCAATTTTAGGCTGTTCAGAATCAGAATCCATTGCCTTGTAAATAGTCTATTCCTCATTTTGCTAATATACGGATACTATTTCATAAGTAATAGTTAATTCTAACTAATCATAGCTGTAAGTGGTTTTCTTCCATGTATAAGGCCTATCTGAGGTAGGTAATTCAAAAGCTCCCCAACCAGTAAGTTCTTTTACATCATTTGTGCTTTTAGTGTTTAGAGTTAAATATCCTACAGTTACATTGATATTTTTGGCAGCCTCTCCTTCTCCAGAAATATTTGTAATTTTGTCATATATATCTACTAGACAATCTTCAACGTTTCCATAGGAACTTTCTATTAATTCGGCATATGATATAGGATAAATCTATTTACCTTCATGATCAAAAAGCGGTGTTCCTGTTGCCATAATTAAACGTCTTTAATTTTATCGTTATATGGATTTCCATCATTAAGCTACATAAATTCTATTTCTGTGCGCTTTTCTTCGACATCCATCTATCTCTCTTTATATGTTTTATCAGAATTAGCTTTAAGCCAATTAACTTGATAATCAAGATTAATCTTTTGTTGTTCTAACATAAGACGTTTTTCATCTAATTGTTGAACTTTTTGTTGCGATTTTTGCAGTTCTCCCTACATCTATTGAAGTTGTTGCTATGCTTCTTCTAGCTATTGCTATAATTGCATAATCTGATTGTTTTCTTCTTTCTAAACTTTCATAGCTTTCTAAACCTTATATTTAAGATCTGTTAGGCTTTTAGAAGTAAGAGCATCAATAATAATATCAGGAGTAATTGCCTATAATTTAACTAATTCTGGAACCATAGACTTAATCGTCTATAAATCTTCCATAACTTCTGAACTAGCTATAATGTGTATATCATAATCTGTTAACGTGAAATGTTCTGGAAGAGCAGTAAATATCTATTGATATTTATCACCAAGAATAATAGTTCCAGTTAAACCTTTTTTATAAGTTATTTTAGCCTAATTCAAACTTCCTAAAAGTATTTCACACGTTACAAGATCCATTTGCTAAAACCAATGTTTAGTTACTATATAAGAATTAGCAACACCTTGCTTAATATTAGTAACTGCATCACGTTGTTCAATACCATTCAACCTTTCTCTAAATACTCCTGTAATAGATGAAGTAGTTTGTTCAACTGATTGAATAGCTAATTCAATCGCCTGTATAGCAGGAGCTTTTAATGTCTCATCAAAACCATTAAAAATAGTATTAAGAGGAGCATTACCATTGTCATTGCGTCCTTCTTGAGTACTATCAACCCACATAATACCTGCCTTCTTATATGCTAACCATTTCTAAACTCTTTCTGGCCATTTAACTCCTAAATTGTTAGGAAGTAAAGACATATCCATAATAACACCAGCAGTACCGCTATTTGCTATTAAAGCATCTCTATAATAGTTAAGTAAATCATAACGTATTGTCTTCCATCTGAGTCGTTAATCCAGATGCGTTCTCTAAGGAACTGCTCTAGCTTTCACTAGAAGTTGAGACTATATCATATTTTATATTTTCTAATATTGTTGGTAGTAATTCATTAGTAAATGTTTCAGTAGAACTTTCATATTCCCATCTACTTGGTTTATATAAATTAGGCCTAATTATTTGTTTTAATTTTGTTTCAAATTCTTTACATTCTAAAGCATCTTCAAATGTATGAGTATATATAATTTCAATGTTATAACCTAATGTTTTATATTCTCTGAATCTTCTTACTTCTCCTTTATCAGTAATATATGATATACCTAATTTGTAAAAAGATTCTTTTTCATCATAAAGACGAACTAAATAAAATGTGTCAGATTTTTCCCAAAATTTATTACATAAAGGGCAACCCTTTCCTAAAAATATAGCATCAGAATCCACAGATTGTTCTCCATGAATGGGACATACCAAAGTAACTCTTCCTTTATGTCTGTCTGTTGAATCTATAATAAAATCATATTTATTATCATATAAGAATAATAATTGATTTTTAAAATATTCCTTTCTATTAACTGCAACCCTAATAGTAGGAACATGACCATGAATCAAATTGTCAGGATTTACACTTACTAACCCATACCTAGTGTTAAACAACATTTTCTTTTTCATAGTCTCATATTCCGAAACTGGTGTTACTAGTTTTGCAATTTCTGGATGTTCAACTCTGAGCATTCCCATAAAATATTCTGTTTTATTTAGAGCTGTTTTAATAGTTGGTTTTCCCCTAAATAATGCTCCTGCTTTAGGTATACTTAATATTCCATACTTATCTTCTACTAAAACAGGAAAATTTAAACCTTTAAATTTACTTACTACTTTTAATTCACCGTTATATTCTTCGGCTACTTTCTTTTTAAATTCTTCTTCATTAATTTTCATAACTACTTTCTTTTTAATTGTTTATAATATTATTAATATAAAATTCCCGCACTTCGAACCACTTGGTTCTACATAATAGTCGTTGAGCCTTCAATTAAGCTTGGCTGCTGATTGCCCAATCTTATCCTTGTTCATCGTTCCTAATAGGAATTATAGATAAGCTCTAAGGGGTTTCCAGCAATTCACGGGATTTAGACAGGACCGTTATATTAATCCTGTAGATGTGCACATTTAAGAATTAAAGAATATGGTTGTTGATTTCTATTTAAGAAATATACACCATTTACAGTCAAACTACAGAATTTGGGATTATCTTTAGAGCGAATAACTTTATCATCTTTACCTCTTAAGATATAAATATCCTAACCAATTCTGATAGTATTATATCTTTGCATTGTAAAATCTTCGTCCGTTTCTAACCATTCTACATCGTAAACAGGAATAAGTTGAAAACGTCTGGTACTATACTCATTATCTGGATATCCAGGTAATGGATTTTCAGCATTATCTTCATGGGCTACAGTAGTACAAGAATCACCATAAGTTCTTCTATAAACAGCAGCCCCATCACTATCATACCATTTATCCTTTAATTGTTTTAAATCTTCTTTAGAAATTTCCTTACCATATTTAGCTAATATCTGACTTTTTGTCATCCAATATCTAACTACAGCTCTATATGAATTTTTAACATAGGGAGATTCAGGATTTCTATCAATAAAAGTATTTAATGGATTTAATACCTCAATCTCTATATTAGTTCCACTATGAGATGATTTAACTCGGAAAAATGTATATCCTGTAATTAATAAATCTGTTAGTAACTATCTTAATTTAGTTAATAAGTCTGTTTCTCTTGATTGCATTACATACTAAAGAATATTCTATGCTGCAATTTCATATTGAGAAATAAAAGACTAGTCAATATCCTATATAATTTTATCTAATTGCTATTTGACGGCTTTATCGGTAATATCTTTGCCATCAATGAACTGCAATATAGAATTACTTAAATGTTCTTTTAAGAACTTCACTATTCCCTAAGTAATTTGTAACTATTTCTCCCTTGTTATATTACTAATAGTGCCAGAGTCTTTACAAGATACCTTAGGGAGAATAGGAGTTCCTAAATATTCACCTACTAAAGCGTCCACATGTTTCTTTAGTAATGGTGTAAATTCTACCGCAGTTGGACTACCAAGGCCGAAGTTTTCTTCGAGATATCTAAATTGTTCAGGATCTCGCTTGCCGTTATAATAATTATAAGCTTTCTAAAGCTCGTATTTATCATACACTAATTCAGCAATAGTCTCATCAGTTTTGTCAATAAGTTCTTTATCGCTCATTTACAATAATTAATTTGTTCCGGAGGAAGTTTTGAAGCACTATAGTATTTTACTCTCTGAAACTTTCTACTTCGTATCTCTTCTTTTATGAAAGGCAAGAATTCTTCGTCAGGTAAATCAGCAATAATTACTACTGGATTTTCTGACCTGTTAAAATTAAAGGAAACTTTATAACCTATTGGTTCTAAGTCTTCTATTTTAATTTCACCAACGAACTCCATTTCGTAAAGCTCTCTCATATACTCTCGGATCACTTGATTCAATTCGGTATGGGTCATCGTATTCCTCCTTTCGTATATTTA